CCCCCAGTATTTGACGTAGTCCATAAAAACCTAGAACCCTCAAAACCTTACAGCCAAGCCCACGTTTTACCCCAACAAAAAACCCCCCTCCGAGGTACCGAGCCCGGAGAGGGGTTGAACATCAGACGTTTGGACGGTCTGATCTTTAGGTTACCACGCGAGGTAACTACAGCGTGCCGTGAAACACACAGCCAAACTACGTGATTAAGTCCACGCCATAGACGATATTTTCTGCTTGGGCTCTCGTCGACGTCCATGGATGCGGGCAGAGATCATGCCTTGCATCCCGTTGTTTGCTGCGGATGCGGCGTATTGCAGTGCGTCAGCGATATGGGAAAACTCGTTCTTGTCAGGCACGGGACGCAACTGCCCCGTGCGGGTCTTGGCGAAACGATACCCACCGCCCATGCCCATGATCGTCTGAGGGCAGCGATGTTTGTCGAAAAGCATGGCGGCTCCGCCGTCGCGCTGGGCCAAAAGGAAAGACTCTACGGCTCGCAGCCGCGCGTCGATATTGTTGGTTGGAGCCGGGTAACACATAAAACCCTCTCGCTTAAGGAGGTCAAACGAGGTCTCCTCATAGCTCGTCGATCTCTGTTTCCCTGCCGGGTCACCCACGACCACGACAGGACGCCCCAAGTAACGCTCTTGATTGAGACGGGGGCGGAGGTTGCGCTGTATGTGGAGTTCCAGTCCAATATCGTCGGCGAGCACCTCTTCGAGTACCAGTAGCCGACCGCGATGGTCCATTTGAGTGATGATGGAGCAGGGGTTGCGCCCGAAGTCTTGGCCGATGATAAGTGGGTAGCCGTTGACCGGCGTGACCTCATCCGCGACGTGGAACCCGTGTTTGAAACTTTCCTTAAATACGGCGCTGCCGGAGGGGTCAGCTCCATACTGAGCATGTACGTAGCGTTTGACCCAGTCGTCACCATTCGAACGCGCCAGCCGCTCGTAGTACTCGCGACCTCCGGGCAGGTTATCAATATTTTCAGCATCGGCTTCGAGCCCTCCCGGTTGGACGAAAACTTGCCAGTCCAGCGGCACGTCTTGGTCCATCAGCTTCCACCAGTTGCTGCCGATAGTGGGCATGTTGGTGTCCGCGATGATGCCGAACCAAGTGGGTCCGCCCTGCGCCTTGGAAGGGTAGCGTCCGCAACGGCCCGCGATAGCGGGCACGAGTCCCACGTCGATCTCGATGCACTCCGACAGCCACGCACCAGTAAGCTGGGACGACAGCAGGCGGCGCTGGTCTTCGACGTCTTCGAGGGGGATGAGAATCCATTCAGATCGTACGTCCCCCACTTGGACGTGAATGGTATTCTCAGAAACCTTAAACGTGGCGATCCCTTCAAGCCATGTCGTGACATCTTTAAGGACAGTCATTTTGAGCTGACTGAGCGTCTGGCGCAGTATGGCAAAGCGGGTGTAGCGGTAGCCGTCTTGGGCTGGAGCCTGTTCACATGCGCGACGGAACAGTTCGAAGAGACAGGCGGTGGTCTTGCCCGAACCTACCGGGCCAGCGATGAGCCGGAAAAACGCTTGGCTCTTCATGAACGCAGCGCAGGTCGGAGGGGCGGTGAAGTTGATGTTAGGCACTGGTGGCTTCCCCCTCGATGATGACCTGCTTCTCAAACTTTAATTGGGCGTCGGCACCGAGGTTGATGGAGATGCTGACGCGCTCGCCAGCGTTCTCTATGCCTATGTTTTTATTGGTAAAACCGGCGAGGTCGCGAGCCAGCTTGCCTGCCTCGATTTTATGGTTCAGGGACTCTGCCTTGTCGTGCATCCGACTATATAACTCTGGGAGCCATTCCTCGATCATCGCTGCCGCCTTGACCCGTACACGCTCGTGAGTATTGAGCGCCGAGTTCCACTCCTCAGAGGCGGAGGTCAGGTATTTGCGGAAACGGGAGTTAGCTTGGACCAGCTCCCACTCGGTCTCCGTAAAACCATTTGAGCCTAAAATCACCGAAAGGGGGGCAATATCCATCGCAATTTCGCGGGCGAGCTTGAGAAGGCGGACCTCCTCGAACTCTGTGTTCACAGGCAGGCGCTTCGCCATGTGGGCTCCTTGTGGGGGTCGAGTTGCCAATCTGTACCAATATATTGTATTTAATGCTAGATCGTCGAGCCTAAGACATAAAGGCGGACCTATGGCTAACACTCTTCCGCAGCAGGGCGTACTGCGCGTCGTCACCAACGCGCAACTTTCGGCTGCTGAGCGAGCTGCCAACGAAGAAGCCGCCGCCGCCCGGCAGGCTAACGAACCCATCATGACGAACTTGGCGTCTTATATCAGGACGCAGTTCCGCATGATGCAGAACCATCGAAACACCGAAATGTCGGGGTGGTCGAACCGCCTCCTTAACGCGCTTCGAGTGTTCAACGGTCAGTACGATGCTCAGCGCCTTGCTGAAATTCGCCGCTTCGGTGGGTCTGAAGTTTACGCGCGCATCGTTGCGATGAAGTGTCGTGGTGCGTCTTCGCTCCTGCGTGACGTGTACCTGTCGCCGGATCGCCCGTGGGGGTTGGACCCGACGCCCGATCCCGATGTGCCTCCGCAGATCGTGCAGTCCATCCAAGAGCTTGCAGCGTCCGAAGCGCAGCAGATGCAAGCGATGGGGTTGCCTGCTGATCCCATGATGATACGGGATCGCGTTTCGCAGTTGATGGACTCAGCGAAAGCTGTAGCGCGCAAGCGGGCGGCGAAGCAGGCCAATAACGCTGAAGACCGCATCGACGAAATTTTGGTTGAGGGGAACTTCTACAAAGCGTTTGCTGAGTTCCTCGTCGACATCCCGCTCTTCCCGTTCGCCGTCATCAAGGGTCCGGTGGTGCGCATCGTGCCGACGGTAACGTGGCAGGACGGTCAGCCGGTCGTCGAACAGAAGCCGCGCCTGACGTGGACGCGCGTCTCGCCGTTCGACTTGTGGTGGACGCCGGGTGTCTCCGACATTGAAGACGCACAGGTCATCGAGCGCACGCGCCTTACGCGCGCGGACTTGAACGACTTGCTCGATCTGCCGGGCTACAACACCGAAGCCATTCGTGCTGTGCTCGACGAGTACGGTCGCGGTGGTCTGGCTGACGACATCGACACGACTGACGCGGAGCGCGCGGACAACGAGAGCCGCGAGAACCCGCAGTGGAACCAGTCGGGGCTCATCACCTGCCTTGAGTTCCATGGCAACGTGCAGGGTCGCATGTTGCTCGAATATGGGATGGATGAAGAGCAGGTGCCCGACGCGATGCGCGATTACTTCGTGCAGGCGTGGCTCATCGGTCGTTACATCATCAAAGTGCAGATGTCGCCAAGCCCGCGCAAGCGTCATCCCTATTTTGTTACGAGCTTCGAGAAGGTGCCGGGAACGCCTGTTGGCAACGGGCTCCCTGACATTCTGCGTGACATCGAGGACGTGTGTAACGCCTCGCTGCGCGCGCTCGTCAACAACCTCTCCATCTCCTCTGGTCCGCAGGTCGTGGTCAACGACGACCGCCTGTCGCCTGATGAAGATGGCGAAGAGTTGTTCCCGTGGAAGCGCTGGCACGTTACGTCTGACCCGATGGGTGGCGGCAGCGGCAAGCCCATCGACTTCTTCCAGCCCAACAGCAACGCGCAGGAGCTGCTGGGCGTCTATCAGAAGTTCTCAGACATCGCCGATGAAGTGTCCGCCATTCCGAAGTATCTGTCGGGTGGCGGCGCTGGTTCGGGCGCGGGGCGTACGGCGTCCGGCCTTGCGATGCTCATGGGCAACGCCTCGAAGATTCTCCAGACCGTCGCCGCCAACATTGACCGCGACGTGCTCGACCCGGCGCTGCGCCAGCTCCTCGACATGGTCATGCTGACCGATCCGAGCGGGATGCTCACGGGACAGGAGACGGTGCGCGTGCTTGGCGTTACGGTCGCCTTGCAGAAAGAAACGCAGCGCTCCCGTCAGTTGGAGTTCCTCCAGATCACCGCCAACCCCATCGACGCGCAGATCGTCGGCGTCAAGGGGCGCGCCGCGCTCCTGCGTTCGGTGTCCGATACGTTGGGTCTCGACGGTCAGCAGATCGTGCCGAGCGAAGACGAGTTGGACAAGCAGCAACAGCAGATGCAGCAGATGGCGCAGGCCGCTGCTATGGCGCAGGGGCAGCAGGCTCCGCAGGGCGGCAACGTCACCGGAGACATGGGTCCGCGCACCAACATCGCAGGTGGGCAATGATTAAAGCGCCTAAAATTTCGATGAAGAAGCCGCGCATCCCGTCGATTAAGGGTGGCACAGTCGCCATGCCTAAACTTCAACAGTTGCGCGGCAAGGGACAGAACGCTGGCGGGTTGCCTAACGACCTGAAGAAGCTGTTCCGAAAAAGTTCGACCGCGAAACCTAAGTACTGAGCGGCGAAGCAAGGAGAGTGGTCATGGCTATGGGTAAAGAGAAATCGTCGAAGAACGTCACCTTCGTGAAGGGTGGCTCTAACAAGATGGCTCCGCAGATGAAGACCGGCACGCAGGTTCCGAACCAGTCTGCGCAGATGGGTCGTGGCAGCGGCATGTTCGCCAAGGGCGGCTCCTCTAAGATGGCTCCGAAGACTGGCTCCAAGCCCGCCAAACCGGCGTAAGGAGGCTGCATGAACCCGAGTAAAGTGAAACTGCCGAAGGGCAAAGGGCCGAAGGAGGAAATCCTTCCGAGCCGCTTCGCCATGGCGCAGATCACGGGCGGTGACCCCATCTACCGCTCGATGAACAACTACGCCAAGAAGACCCCCGCCGACGCCTCTGGAGTTATGAACTTCAAGCTGGCCCGGCTTTTCGGTGGTCGATGAGTGATCTGACCATCCGAGCCGCTCAACTCGCAAGATACGCCCCCGAGAACTGGAAAGAGTTCTTGGGGGCTTTTGAGCAACATACCCAGCAACAAATCCAAAACTGCGTCTCGTCGCCGTTGGACGTGCTCCCGGTGAACCAAGGCCGCGCGCAAGCTTGCGCCGCGCTCCTTCGTTTGCTGACGGACTGCGTCAAGGACGCCGACCAGATCGAGCGTAGGAGAAAGAAGTAAATGGCTAAGAACATTGGAAACATCGACGAGTCCGTGAAAGTCCCTGCCGCCATTCGTGCCGCAGCAGCTCAAGCGGAAGCCGCATACCATGCCGCGTATAACCCTCAGAACGAGGAGCAGGATGGGGACGAGACGCAGGAGCAGGAGGCGGCAGGTGCTGAAACCACCCAAACCGCGTCCGTCGAAACATTCGAGACCCCGGCCAACGAAGTTAGCAAAGATACTAACTCCGCTCCCGAGCCCGCCCGGTCTGAAGACGACCAGAGTTGGGAGCACCGCTACAACTCCATGAAGGGTCGCTTTGACCGTTCTCAGAAGCAAATCAAGGACTTGAGCGAACAAATCGCTTCGCTCCAGAGTATCGTCGCCACCCTCGAAATGCAGCGCCCCGCCGCATCTTCGGCGACAGAGACTAAAGCCGAGCGCTTCATTACCCCCGAAGAAGAGAGCGACTACGGAGCGGAGTTCCTGTCCGTCGTCGGTAAGAAGGCGAAGGAGGAGTTGCTCCCCATCGTCAAACAGTACGAGACCAAAATCGCCGAGCTGGAGGCTAAACTTCAGGGCGTGAACGGTTACGTCTCGCAGTCTGCGCGAACGCGGATGCTCTCCGATTTGGATGATAAAGTGCCTGAATGGCGTGAAATCAACCGGAACGATGAGTTCCTAGCATGGCTGGAGTTGCCAGACCTCTACAGTGGTGCTATTAGACATGAATTACTGAAAGCCGCGTACGAGCGGAACGATGCCCCTCGGGTGCTGGCTTTCTTTAACGGCTTCCTCGCTGAAGAGGCTGCTACGAGACCCGCAACGAACGCGGTGGCGCAAGAAACAGGCGCAAGAGCCCCTGTCCTAGACGCCTCCAAGTTAGCGGCTCCGGGCAGAGCCAAGTCGGCGGCAGGCACTTCGGCCCCCGCTGAGAAGCCTATCTTCACTGGCGCGCAGATCGCGAAGTTCTATGCCGAAGTGGCCGCAGGAAAGTATCGCGGCAAAGAGGCAGAGAAGGATCGCATCGAAGGTCAAATCTTCGAAGCGACGCGAGATGGGCGCGTAAGGTAACCTCTCTTCAGGAGTCGTAACAATGGCATTTCCTAACGCTGGTGGAGCTACCACCCCCCCGATCTACCCGACTGGCTCGTCCTCGAACGGCTTTGCGGCCACTGGCTTCATCCCCCAGATTTGGTCCGGCAAGCTCGTCGAGAAGTTCTACGCCTCGACCGTGCTCGCGGCGATCTCGAACACCGACTACGAAGGCGAGATCAAGAATCAGGGCGATACCGTCAAGATTCGTACGAAGCCGACGATCACCATCAACGACTACCGCGCTGACGGTCTGCTCTCGCTTGAGCGTCCGCAGGGCAACGTCGTCGAGCTGAACATCGACAAGGGCAAGTACTTCAACACGATCCTCGACGACGTGATGGAAGTGCAGTCCGACCTCAATGCTCTCAGCATGTGGTCTGACGACGCCGCCGAGCAGATGAAGATCACCATCGACACGAACGTGCTCGCTGGTATTCT